TGGAGGCTCATCTGCTGTAGGTGGCAATGGTTCAAATAGCACTAACGGAAGCACAGGCGGTAATGGAACAGGCGGCACAGGTGGCGCAGGAACATCATCAAGTATTACTGGCTCTGCCGTAACTTACGCTGGCGGTGGAGGTGGCGGTTTTTATGTATATAACGGCAATGGCACAGGAACAATAGGTTCTGGCGGTTCTGGCGGTGGCGGTTCTGGCGGTGGCGCTTCAACAAACGCTACTGCAGGAACAACAAATACTGGTTCAGGCGGTGGCGGTGGTGGCATTACCAGCGCAGGAAATTACAAAACATCAGGTAACGGTGGAAGCGGAATTGTAATTTTATCCGTTCCTACAGCTAACTATACAGGCACAACTACTGGTAGCCCAACCATAACCACAAGCGGTTCAAACACAATTATATCTTTTACAGCTTCTGGTAGTTACACAGCCTAATGCTTGGATTAAATCCGTTATCGTCAGCACCAATATCTGATTTAGGTGCGCTTACCCCAATTACAGGGTATATCAACACGACTGATACAAACGATACAGCCACAATTAATGCGTTTGAACTTGATACAGGCATTATTTACACCACAGATAGCAACGATACAGCTACCATCAATGGTGTTGTGGTTAATACTACAATTACAGGCTCAATTAATACTACAGACGGCAACGATACTGCAAGTTTAGTTGGTAGCGTTTTATCCTTAGATACGCACGACGGATTTACTAAAAAAGAAATCCAACGAGCAAAAGAATTAGATAGAAGGCGCAGAGAAGCCGAACAAAAACTGGTTGAAGCAAGAAGGGCTGACGCAGAAGCTCGTAGAAAACGCTTCCAAGACTTAATTGACCCCAAGCCAGTTGCTAAAAAACAACAAAATAAAGTACAATTACCGCAAGAGATTCAGGTTGATATACCGTCAGCAGAAATCGAACGCCTTGAGGGTGTTATCGCCAATCTTGACCGACAAGAGAGAGATTTACAACAGGCGATAGCCCACAGGAAAGTACTAGCAGAAACAGTTGCTGCTATTGCCATCCTAGACGCTAAGATGAAAGCCGAAAGAGATGACGAGGAAGCGCTTTTACTGCTTTTATGACCGAACAAAGTCCATATTTACTATATAAACAATCCCTAGATTTACTTCATTCTGGACATTTATTGCCAGGATTTAGGCTATACGAAAACCGTTACCATCCACAGGTAAAAGAAACTATAGGCGCAAGCCATGATAAGCATCTTGCAATGCCTACATGGAAAGGCGAAAGACTATTAGGGAAAACCATAGTAGTCCAAATGGAACAAGGATTTGGCGACATCATCCAAATGGCTCGTTTTTTGCCAATGTTAAAGGCTTGGGGCGCAAAGGAAGTCTATGTTCTACAACATTTTTCGCTTCATTTATTACTCGGTCAAATGGAGTGTATTGACCATCTGTCTAATGATTTTAAAGACCCTGTTTTAAACGCTGCTGACTACTGGATTGGGTCAATGTCATTGCCTTATTTTGCAATGCACTCGCCAGCCCATGTAAGACAGTTATTTCCAGTCAATTTAAACAAAATTGTCGGCTCTGAAGGCTATTTAGACGCTGAACCAAGCGGCATTGAACGCAAAATAGGCGTAAATTGGATGGCTTCTAAAGGCCATTTGCACTATGCCAAGTCCATTCCAGTCCAAGAAATGCGTAGATTGCTTGGAACTGACGCTTACAGCCTTAATTTAGATGGTGATGACATATTTATCCCATTGCCGCCTGAATGGAAAAATAATTGGTACGAAACTGCAAGACATTTAAAATCCATGAGAGGCGTTATTTGTCCTGATACAGCCACAGCCCATTTAGCTGGTGCTTTAGGCGTTAAATGCATTATGTTGCTTCCTGATGACCCTTATGTTTGTTGGCGCTGGAAGCATGGTAGATGGTATGACTCTGTAGTAGCAATTAAACCTAATGAATGGGACAAAATCCCTGAACTTCTAAGGAGAATGTAATGATTTGCCCTAAGTGTGGATATTCCGAAGGAAACCATATAGAAACTAAAAAGTCTGACAAAGATTATTACTTGGAATTCTGGGGGTTTACTCTTGGTACGCCAGAAGCCGAACAAGCATGGAAAGAAAAGCAAGAAATGACTGTGAGAGAAGCGCCAATGGTTATGTCAGATATTGATGCTTATATTTCACAAGTCGATGGCTCGGTTATTGATAGTCGAAGTAAACATAGAAGCCATTTAAAACAGCACCGAATGATTGAATTAGGAAATGATGTACCAACGCAGCACAAAAAGATTGAGTTAAGCAGTCAAAGTAATGAGAAGCGCAAGCGTCAAATTGCTGAAATGGCTTATGAAAAGCTCAGTTACCGATAATCCGACAACTTGGAAAATAAAATGAGTGATGACCGCAGAAGTATGTTAGAGGCAGCTATGGATGCCGCCCTTGACCAACCAGAGGAGAATGTAATTGAGCAAGAACCTGTGGAAACAGAGGAGGTTGAGGTTGAACCTGTTTCCGAGAAGCCCTCTGAAGTTGAAGTTAGCAATGAAGATAGTGAAGAACCTGCCAAAAATGCTGCGGAATCTGAGTTTGAGGAGCAGGATGAAGAACCGAAGGCGGAAGAACCTCCAAAAGTTGAGCTAAAACGCCCAACCACATGGAAAAAAGAGTATCTACCAATTTGGGACAAAATTTCTAAAGGTCAGCAATTAAGCCCTGAGGAAAGTATCAAATTAGCAGAATATTCAAATCAGCGTGAATCTGAATACCAGCGTGGTGTAGGTACTTATAAAGCCGAAGCGGACAATGCTAAATCTTTGGTAGAGGCTATTTCGCCATTTATGCCAGAGATACAAGCTCAAAATATGCATCCTGCTCAATGGATTAATAATCTAGGCAGAGCGCACATGATTTTGTCCAAAGCGCCTTATGAACAAAAAGTTGCTTTGTTTCAAAGACTTGCACAAGATTATGGATTACAATCGCAAGATATACCTGTTGCGTCAGTACAACAGTCTTATGTAGACCCAAATACTTACGCACTAAATCAACAGTTACAGTCATTGCAGAGCGAAGTTCAGCAAGTGCGTAGCTGGAGAGAACAGGAAGAATTAAGCCGCTTAAATGTGGAGATTGAAAAGGTTAGAAGTAATGCGGAGAAGTTTCCGCACTTTGAGGTGGTAAGGGAAGATATGGCTCAATTACTTGAGCGTGGTTTGGCCCAAGACCTTGAATCGGCTTATGCAAAAGCTGTGCGTATGAATGACGAAGTATTTAAACTCGAACAAGAACGACTCCTTGCTCAAGCGAAAAAAGAAGCGTCTAAGGCACAACAAGTAGCAAAAGCCAAAGCTGCTGCAGTTAGTCCTAAATCCGTTACTCCTAGCGGAATGGCAAACAAAGCAGATGCGAAGGACAGACGCTCGCTTATTGCAGCCCAAATGGGTGAAGTAGGCGGCAGGGTTTAATTAACATACTTTTAAAGGATATATCATGGCATTTGCTAATAGCGCAATCACCGATATTATCGCTACTACCATCCAAAGTCGTAGCGGTGAATTGGCAGACAACTTAACACAAAACAATGCAATCTTGATGCATTTGGACAAGAAGGGCAATGTACGCCCATTCTCAGGCGGTAATGTGATTTTGGAAGAAATCATGTACAACGACCCAAATACAAACAATGCAAACAGCTACTCTGGCTATGAAGTGTTGAACATTTCTCCAGACAGCCCAATTTCTGCTGCCCAGTACAAAATTGCTCAGTACGCTGACGCAGTTACAATGTCTGGCTTGGAAATGCTCCAAAATAGCTCTAAAGAGGCAATCATCGACTTGTTAGATGGTCGTATGCAAGTTTCTGAAGCTCGTTTGTTAAACCGTATTTCTGGTGACTTGTTCCTTGACGGTACAGGTAACGGCGGTAAGAACCTTGATGGTTTGGCTGCTGCTGTTTCTGCTACTCCAACTTCAGGCACATACGGTGGTATTAACGCTGCTAATTGGACTTTCTGGCAGAATACTGCTACAACTGGTACAACCATCACAGCTTCTAACATCCAAGCTAAGATGACTTCTACAGCGCTCCAGTTGGTTCGTGGTACTGACAAAGCTGATTTGATTGTTGCTGATACCAACTTCTACAGCCTCTATGTACAATCTTTGCAAGCTATTCAGCGTATTACTTCTGAAGAATCTGGTTCTGCTGGTTTCGCTTCTATGAAGTTCTACGGTGGTGGTACATCTGCTGATGTTGTATTGGGTGGCGGTTATGGTAACGAGCAGCCTTCTAACACAATGTACTTCTTGAACACCAATTACATTTTCCTACGCCCACACAAAGAGCGTAACTTTGTACCTATCGGTGGCGAGCGTCAAGCAATTAACCAAGACGCAATCGTGAAGTTATACGGTTGGGCTGGTAACTTGACAACTTCTAACCGCTTCCTACAAGGCATTTTGACCAACTAATGAATAGGGGGAAACCCCTATTTATAAAGGTCTATTTAATTATCAAAGGAAAAAATCATGGCTTATAGTACTCTCCCTATCGCTGGTGTAAATTTGAATTCTGCTACAACAGTCGATTTTGCTTTAACTAACGGTTCAACTGCTGAAGTAATCCCAGCATTTGGCCCAATCGGTGCTGAAACTTTTGCATCTGATGGTAAGCGTTATGTGTTCGCACAAGCTGGCGCAGCTATCTCTGCATCTACAACCGTTTGCGCTATCAACGCTTCTACTTTCCAAGTAGCTGCTACTGGTGGTGCTTACACTTCACCTGGCGTTGCATTGGCTTCTGGTGATTTTGCTTGGTTTGGCGCTGCAAGCGTTTAAGTTTTACCCCCTGTAGTAAACTAGGGATTCCCTCAAAAGGGGAGTCCCTTTTTATCTTTTAACAACCTAATCCCTTAGGAGAATTAAATGGCTATTGAATCAGATGTAAGAGGCGCAGATGCGCTATTAACGGTTAAGTTTTATCGCAAACCGATTGAAATTAAAGACGAAACGATTGCTCAAGGCAGACCTATTTTTAGAGATGCTGACTGGGTAACAATTTACACCCCAGGAGACCAATTAAACATTATTGACACTATCGCCCAAGACCGCCATAAACTGCGTTTTCCAGTTCAATGGGCAGCTTACCAAAACAAAATTGCAGGAGAAGCTAGTGTACAAGGCACTCCTATTGAGCAATGGCCTTTGGTAAGCGCTTCACAGGCTGAGGAGCTAAAAGGCATTAAATTCCGCACAGTTGAGGATGTTGCCAACTGCTCAGACCAGCAATTACAGCGTATTGGTATGATTGCAGGTATGTCACCTCATTCATTTAGGGAAAAAGCAAAGGCTTTTCTGAATTTAGCCAATGATGCAGCAGAAATTGACAAGAGAAATGCTGAATTAGCACAACTCAAGGAAGAAAATGCTAAAATTAAGGCTGAAACAGAGGCGAAGCTGGCTCAAATGCAAGAGCAAATGACAGCGATACTTGCTGCTGTGGCGGAAAAGACCCCAAAACAACGCAAAACCAAAGCAGTAGAGGCCTAATATGTCAGCAACGATGCTCCAAATGGTTCAGCAAGTAACGGCTGAACTTAACCTTTCAGTACCAACCTATGTAGCTGGAAATCCTAGCCAAGATACCCAACAAATTTTGGCTTTGATGAATGGTGCTGGGTATGATTTGCTAAAAGAATATGATTGGCAAATGCTGGAAAAGGAGTATCGTTTCTACACTCAATTTTTAAATGCAACGGCTACCTCTACAAAAGGTAGCTACTTGCTTACCAATGTTTCAAATGTAACAGGATTGACTACTCAATGGTCTATTACTGGTTACAATGTAAACCAAGATACTTATGTTGCAAGCGTTTCTGGCAATCAAGTCACAATGAGCCAAGAGGCTTCTTTAACAGGCACAAATAGCGTTTTATTTGCACAAACTGAATATACCCTGCCATTTGACTTTGAAACGATTACAGACCGCACCCATTGGGATAAGACAAAGCATTGGGAAATGCTTGGCCCTGAAGATGCACAACAATGGCAATGGTTAAAATCTGGTTATATTTCAACTGGCCCTCGTGTGCGCTGGCGTATTTTAGGTGGTACATTCCAAATATGGCCTCCAATGAACACACAGGAGTATTTAGGCTTTGAATATCGTAGTAATGCATGGGCGCAATCTGCTACAGGAACTGCTCAACAATCGCTTGTTTTGGATTCTGACACAGCTTTGTTTGATACTCGTGTATTGGTGCTATATACAAAACTCAAGTATTTCCAAGTAAAAGGCTTTGATACTACCGCCTTAATGCAAGACTATCAGCGTTATTTGTCTATTGCTAAAGCCAACGACAAAGGCGCTCCTAACTTGTCATTTAATCCTAACCCATCTAAAGTGCTTATTGGTTGGGCTAATATTCCAGATACAGGTTATGGCACATGATTTTTGGTCAGCCAAAAAAGTTTAGCGCTACTACAGCGTCTTTGGCAGCGCCTATTGGCGGTTGGAACGCTAGGGATTCCCTTGCAGAAATGGCCCCATTAGATGCTGTACAACTTACCAATTTTTTTCCTACTCCATACGATGTAGAGCTAAGAAAAGGTTATACCAAATACTCTACAGGCATTACAGGTCAAGTTAATTCTTTAATGACCTATGCAGGGCCAAATGGTCAAAAACTATTTGCCGCAGCAGGTACTGAGATTTATGACGCAAGTTCATCCACAGCAACTGCAGTACAAACCGTTTCTAATGACAAATTACAGCATGTAAATTTTTCCAATATTGGTGGAAATTACCTTGTAGCTTGTAACGGTGTAGACCCTACACTTGTTTATGACGGTACACATTGGATTAAAGAAGCCACAACAGGTACGGCACAAGCTATTTCTTCTATTACAAATAGCGGTACAACGGCAACTTTATCTACTTCTGCCGCACATGGTCTTGTAACTGGAAATCAAGTTATTATCTCAGGAACAAGTCCAGCAGCATATTCTGGCACTTTTGTTATTACTGTAACTGGAACAAATAGCTTTACTTACACTATGCTAACTAATCCTGGTGGCAATGCTACTAGCGTTGGTTCTTATACGCTTGGTTTATATGTAACTGGCGTAAATAGCAACAAATTTATCAATGTAAATTTATTTAAAAATCGCTTATATTTCGTAGAAGAAAACTCTATGAATGTCTGGTATTTGCCAACAAATTCCATAGGTGGTGCAGCGCAAGTCCTTAATTTTGGTGGTATTGCTAGAAATGGTGGCTACATTCAGGCAATGGGAACTTGGACACTTGACGCTGGTTATGGTGTAGACGATTTTGCAGTTTTCATTACCAATATGGGCGAGGTTATCGTCTATCAAGGAACAGACCCTTCCAATGCCGCTACATGGGCTTTAAAAGGCGTTTGGCAGATTGGTTATACCTTTAGCCGTAGATGTATGTTTAAATGGGCTGGCGACCTTCTAATCCTTACTAATGATGGATTAACGCCATTAACTGCGGATTTGCAGTCTAGCCGCTTAGACCCTCGTATTAACCTTACAGACAAGATATATTCTGCCGTAGCAAATGCAGCGCAGTTATATAACACCAATTTTGGCTGGCAAATCATGTATTACGCCAAGCCTCAAATGCTTATTTTAAATATTCCATTTAATGATGGCCCTCAACAATTTGTAATGCATACCATTACTAAAGCATGGGCTAATTTCACAGGAATTGGCGCTACTTGCTTTGAAATGTATTACGACAACTGCTATTTCGGTGGAAATGGCTTTGTAGGGCAATTTTTTACTGGAAACTCAGATGCTGGCTTAAATATTAACGCCACAGCACAGCAAGCGTATAACTATTTTGACTCTAGGGGTCAATTAAAGCGGTTTAGTATGTGCCGCCCAATCTTCCAAACAGACAACAATTTGCCTACTATTTTGGCAGGTATGTCTTATGATTTTGATGCTGCAAGTCCTGTAAATGCCCTTAGTTATAACCCTGTTGGTACAGGTTCTGGCGTATGGGATTCTGCTGTATGGGATAACGCAATTTGGACTGCTGGCTTAATAAGCAATAAACAATGGCAAG